CACCTCGGGTGCCCGCTACCACACGCCGGGCGATCAGGTCCTCGGTACGGTCACCAAGTTCAACGAGCGCGTCATCACCATCGACGACCTCCTGCTGACCGACTACTTCACCGCCAACATCTACGAGGCGATGAACCACTTCGAGACCCGCTCGGAGATGACCAAGCAGCTCGGTGAAGAGCTGGCCCAGGCATACGACCGGAACGTGGCTCGCACCATGATCCTGACGACCCGTATGTCGAACGTCGTGGACAACCTCCCCGGTGGCGGCAAGATCGTCAACGCGGCTCTGCTCACGGACAGCGACAAGATGGCTGCGGCCTTCTTCGACGCGGCTGCTGCTCTGGATGCCAAGTACATCCCGGCTGAGCGTCAGGCTGCTCTGAAGCCGGTGCAGTACTACGCCCTGGCCCAGAACACCAAGGTCATCAACAAGGACTGGGACGGCAAGGGTTCCTATTCGGACGGTAAGGTCTTCAAGATCGCGGACATCCCGGTCTTCAAGTCGCTGAACCTCCCGAACGGCACGACCGTTGCAACCGGCCCGACCAAGTACCAGGGCGACTTCACGGCAACTGCCGGCATCATCTTCAACAAGGGCCTCGCTGGCACTGTGAAGCTGCTCGATGTCGCTATCGAGAGCGAATACATGGTCTCGCGTCAGGGCACCCTGATCGTCGCCAAGTACGCTGTCGGTCACGGCGGTCTCCGTCCGGAATGCGGTCTGGAGCTGGCCACGGCCTAATCCACACCCACCACAACAGAACCGGGGCTCCTTAGGGGGCCTCGGTTTTTTTCGTTCAACTCTCCACTGGAGGACAAATGGCCAACGGCCTGACCCCACTGACAGAGCTTGAGGCGATCAACGAAATCCTCGCGACCAGCGCCGAAAGCCCTGTGTCGACCCTTGAGGAGAACCAAGTGATCGACGCCTCGCTCGCCATGAATACCCTTCGGGCCACCTCGGTCGAGGTCCAAACCGTAGGCTGGAATTACAACCGGGAAGAGGGCGTGAGCTTGACCCCCGACCAGAACGGAGAGGTCATCCTTCCCCCGAACGTCCTGAGGGTCGATACCTCGGGAGAAAGCGCCAGCACGAACGCCGTGCAGCGTGGTGCCCGCCTCTACGACAAGGGCAACCGAACCTACCAATTCGCCGGCAATGTGACGGTCGATTGGGTCCTCGGGCTCAGCTTCGAGGAACTCCCGTCAACTGCCCGCATCTACATCACCATCCGCGCCGCCCGCAAATACCAAGACAGGTACTTCGGGGATCAGGCGACCCACTCCTACACGGCACAGGACGAGCAGAACGCTCGCGCCTCGATGATCGATGAGGAGATGGACAGCAACGACGCGAACATGCTGAGCGACAGCCAGTTCATGATCAAGCTCCGGGGCCGCGCCTAAGTGGCCAAGGTCTCTGGCTCGATTGCCAACTTTGCCAACGGTGTCAGTCAGCAGGCTATGGCCTTGCGGCTGGCAACCCAAGGCGAACTCCAGACGAACGCCTACTCCACCATCGTGGACGGCCTTAAGAAGCGCCCTCCGACACAGCTCAGGGCCAACCTCGGGGCTGCCATCCCGGCGTCCGTCTTCACCCACACCATCAACCGTGACGCGTTTGAGCGCTATGAGGTCATCCTGACCCCGGCCTCGATCCGCGTCTTCACCCTCGGCGGTGAGGAACGCTACGTCAACGCGCCGGCTGGCCTCGACTATCTGGCCTACGACAGTGTCGCCTACAAGCGACCCCCGTATCGCGCCCTGACGGTCGGAGACTTCACGTTCATCACCAACCAGACGACCAAGATCGAGCTGGACAACGCGGTGGTCGAACAGGTCTCCCCGAGCGAGGCCATCATCAACGTGCTGGCCGGCAACTACGGCAAGACCTACTCGATCAAGATCAACAACGTCGAGGTCGCCCAGTACCGGACGCCGGACGGCCAGAGCGCCGCCCAGAGCCCCGCCGTGGACGTCTCCTTCATCGCCCGCAGGCTCGCCACTGGTGAGACCGTAGCCATGGAAACGACGGTCAACAGTCAGGCCAACGGCAACTGGACATGGAAGGTCACGGACACCGCACTCTCGGCCAACGGCATCACTGCCGGCAACGGCTGGACGGTGAAGGTCTTCAAGTCGACGATCTACATCAAGAAGGACGACGGGGCCGAGTTCAGCATCTCCTGCGACGACGGCTACAACGGCAACGCCATGAAGGCCATGCGCAAGACCGTGCAGGACTTCGCGGACCTCCCGGCTTACTGCGAGGACGATGTCGCCATTGAGGTGACCGGCTCTGTCGGCACCGAGTTCGACAACTACTACGTTCGGTTCGATCGGCAGGACGCCAACTCCTCCATCGGGGTCTGGCGGGAAATCCCCAAGCCTGGGATCACCAAGGCGCTCAAGGGTTCCACGATGCCCCATGTTCTCGTTCGCGAGGCAGACGGCTCGTTCACCTTCAGGGCAGCCGACTGGGACCAGCGTAAGGCCGGCGATGACAAGATCGCCCCAGGCCCGTCCTTCGTGGGCAACAAGATCAACGAGCTGCTGTTCTTCAAGAACCGCCTCGGCTTCCTGGCCGATGAGAACGTGATCCTGTCCCGAGCTGGCAGCTTCTACGACTACTGGCGCTCGACCGCGACGGCTCTGCTCGACGATGATCCCATCGACGTGGCGGCAACCGACAACGGCGTCTCAGTGCTTCGCAGCGCGGTGGCTACGGCTGACCGGCTGGTGCTGTTCGCGGACCAGACGCAGTTCACCCTGATGGGCAACGAACTGCTGACCCCAAAGACAGCCTCGATCCGTCCCTCGACCTCGTTCTCGACGTCGTCAGTGGCGCGGCCTGTAAGGGCTGGCAGCTCGATGTTCTTCCCGGTCGACCGTGGGCAGTTCACCATGATCCGCGACTACAGGATCGACGTGAACACCGGCCTAGCGGACGCCGCAGATACGACTGGGCATGTCCCTCAGTATCTCCCAGGCACGGCCCTGAAGATCGCTGCATCGACCCATGAGGACATCCTCGTGGTGCAGTGTGAGGGAGACCCCACGGCGCTCTACGTCTACAAGTACTACTGGTCGAACGATCAGCAGCTCCAGGCGAGCTGGTCCCGCTGGACCTTCCCCGGTGTCACCGCAATCCTCGACATCGACTTCATCGACAGCCAGCTCATCATGGTCGTCAACCGTGGCGACACGGCACACATTGAGGTCATGGAAATCCAGCCAGGTGGTGTCGACCCCAACATGCGCTTCGTGGTCAACCTCGACCGGCGCTTCAGGATCGACGCAGCCGTTGGCCGTTCCTATGACCCGTACAGCGACCTGACCCTGATCCCGATGACCGAGGACATCACCACAGCCGCGTACAGATGCGTGACTGCCGGTGACGCCGTGAAGGTCATGGAGCCGGGGCTGGAGATCAAGATCGTCTCAGCGACCCCCTCGCTGGTGGTCCTGCAGGGCGACGTCAGGAACGTCTCGCTCTACTTCGGGACGGACTACGAGATGCGCTACAGGCTGTCCACCATCTTCATCCGGCAAGAGAGCCGTTCGGGTGGTGTCTCGGTGATCACTGAGGGGCGGATGCAGCTCCTGCAGCTCCTCCTCCAGTTCTCCAAATCGGCCTACTTCAGGGTCGAGGTCACGCCGATGGCGAGGGAGACGCGAGCCTACTTCTCGATGGGCCGGCTCATGGGCGACCCCAACAACATGGTCGACGTGGTCAACCTTAGCGACGGAGCCTTCCGGGTTCCGATCCTGTCCAAGAACGACCGGGTCTCCATCGAGATCGTCAACGACAGCTACCTCCCGGCCTGCCTGCTCTCCGCAGAGTGGATCGGCAACTACGTCCAGAAATCAACAAGGATTTGATGATCACAATTCGCAGGGCCAAGGTGGCCGACGCTATCTCCCTGGCCCCGCGTTTGAGGTCAGCAGACCGGGATGAAATCAAAGCGGCCTTGGGCATGACGCCTGAGGCTGCTCTACCCCTGTTCATTCAGGGCAACTACGTGTGGGCCGGCGTCGAGCCATCGGGGGAAGTCTTCGGGCTCTTCGGTGTCGATCCGGTCCACAACAACCCCTACCTGGGGATCGTTTGGATGGTCACTTCCCCGGCCATCATGGATCACCGTCGAGAGCTGATTAAGCTCGCCCCGAAGTGGCTCAAAAGGCTCCACCGTGTGCGGCCCCTGATCGGCAACCATATCGACGCCCGCAACACCACGCACATCCGCTGGCTCAAGCGTATGGGTTTCTCGTTCCTGAGGACCCATCCCGAGTTCGGCGTTGAGAAGCGTCCCTTCCACGAATTTGCAAGATTGAGGTCATAACGATGTGCGTAGGCGCAGTCGCAATGGCTGTTGCTCAGTTCGCCCTGTCCGCTGCTGGCACTGTCGCTGGCTTTGTCGGCCAGTCGCAGCAGGCTGAGGCGCAGCAGCAATACTACAAGAACAACCGTGAGGCCGCGAACAAGGCAGCCGTCAACACCTACGCTGCCAACCAGAACCGCGCCCTACAGGAACGCAAGGCTGCCTCGCAAGAGACCCAGCAGTTGCAGACTGACGCCATGCGCGCGAGGGGCACCGCAGAGGTTGCCGCTGGTGAAGCCGGTGTGACGGGCCTGTCGGTCAACGCCTTGATTGGCGACTACTACGGGCAGCAGGGCCGCTACGAGCGCACCCTCGACAACAATTACCAGATGCAGGCCGACTACCTCCGTGGGGAGATGGACGCCACCCAGGCTCAGGCCGAGGGTCGCATCAACTCGGTCCAGCAGGGCCAGAAGCCATCGTTCGCTGACGCTGCCATCCGTATCCTCGGCGGCGGTCTCGACGCATACGGCGGGTATCAACGCGCCAAAGCAGCAGGGGTCGCATAATGGCACAAGGAAGAGTTCAAGCACCGGACCTACAGTCGAACGCGAGGCTCACGCCAGCGCCGATGCAGTCCGACACATACGCCCCACCGCCGCAGCCGGCCAAGAACGAGAACCTGTTCCGTCTGGCTGACGCGCTCAGCTCCTTCTCGGGCAGCGTTGGGAACCTCGTCGGGGTCGCCGGTAGGAAGTCCAAGGAAGATCAGGCCCGAGAGGATGCCGCCTTCCAGATGCACATCGCCGGCCAGACCCTCGCGCAGACCCGCAAGGACATCGCTGACGGCAAGATGATGGTCACCGACGACAAGCTCGCCAATGCGGCCCGCCAGTCGGTCTATGGTGGCAAGTGGGCGGAAGGCCTAGCGTCCGACACTGACACCGAGCTGCAGACCGACTTCAACTGGGACACCGGCAACCCGGAAGAGTTCCTCGCCAAGAAGTTCCAAGAGAACATCGAGAAGAGCGGACTGACCGACCCGAACGCCATCGCGGCTGCCGGCAAGGCCTGGGACAACTACAAGACCTCGGTCCTCGCCAAGCAGCAGGACTACCGCATCAAGCGGACGAACCAATCGACCGTCGACACCGCGTTCACGGTCATCAGCGACAAGGCCAATGAGTGGGCCGGCAAGGGCATGGACCCGAAGCAGTTCGCCACGAACCTCAATGCGATGCGCAAAGAGCTGGGCGTCAAGGGCTCCCTCGGGGCCAACGACGAAGCGCTCGATCAGGAGTACCTCAACGCCGCCGCAAGGATGGCCACGACGAACCCTGAGTATGCCGTGGCGATGGTTGACGCCGAGTATGACGGACGCGCTGGAAAGACGTCCCTGTCGGCTCAGCGTGACTACCGCGACCGCGTCCTCCAGATCAAGGCCGAGGCTGCTAAGGCAATCGGCTTGCGCAGTGACGCCGAGCAGAAAGCTTCCATGGCTGCCTCCGCTGACGAGCTGGTTGCATCGGGCAAGGGTGACCAGATCACTGACACCCCGTGGTTCGACCACAAGGGCGAGCAGCACAACGAGAGCGGCGAGACGATCAAGAAGGAGGCCTACCAGCGCTTCCTGATCAAGTCCCGCGACACCGCTGCAAAGGACAAGGAGACCGGCGAGCAAACCCTGGCTAGGGAGCTGAGGGTCGCCAACTCTTCCGGCGTCGAACACCCAGGCCTCAAGGCTGAGGTTGGAGGCGTCTTCCAGGCCGCTTCGGTGGACATGACGCAGGACCCCCAGGCAATGGATCGGGTCATGCAGAAGGTCAAGACGGCCCAGTGGCTCTACAACAATTCCAAGAACACCTACATGGCCTACACCAAGGAGGAAGACCGGGACTTCATGGAGAGCTTCATCCTCGCCAAGAACGATATGCCCGGTAAGGATGGACGCCAGATGTCCGATCAGGCTGCCCTGGAGTTCGCCATCAGGACTTCCCAGCCGGTACAGGTCGACGGCCTGAACTTCACCAAGGCTCAGAACGACGCCATTGACGCCGCGACCAAGACCCTGGGCCGATCCCCTGGCTGGCTGTGGGGTGAGAATGACGCTGAGCCTGTCAATTCCGCCGCAGCCCAGCAGCGTGTCGCCTCCATGGCCAAGCGCTTCGTGCGTGGTGGCTGGAATGCCGACAAGGCGATTGAGGCTGCCAAGGATTACGTCAAGCGCACCTCGACGACCTACAACGGCGTCCTGCTGGAGACGGGTTCGATGGTCCTGCCGGATAACTTCCAGCCGGCCATGGACACCATCATCTCGGACTTCGTGAAGGAGAACCCCCGCGTTCTGCCGACCCACGACATCTCAGCCGGCGACATCTCGATCATCCCCATTGGCGACATCAACCGTTCCAACGGGCGGTTCATGCTGGTCAGCAAGGAGGACGGCAAAATCCTCCCGATCATGGATGACAAGACTGGCCAACCCCACTTCGTCACCCTCACACGGATCAGGGAAGTCGCCAAGATCGCGGACACCGAGGCTACCGCCAAGGCTACCAACGGCGTGACCCTTCAGGGTGCAGCCCGAGCCCGTGGTCTGGTCTCCGCTTCCGATGGTCGATACGTCGATCCCAAGACCCGCGAGTACTACGACATCACGATCCCAGAGGCCGGTGGCGCTCCGGTGGTCAAGAAGTCCGGTCAGCGGGCCAAGGCAGCGGTGTTCGACGACAAGGCGAAAGCTGCAGGCATCAGCGTTGGTGACCTAGTGCGGCCTCCGAAGGACAAGCCCAAGGCTCCCAAGCCGAGACGAACTCCCTCGATCAAGCCACTCTACGACGACAACGGCATCATGCCACCGCTGAGCCCTCGCATCAGCAACTAACCCTCAGGCCCTCGGATCACCTTCCGGGGGCCTTTCCAATTCACCCACAAGGAGCCTCATGAAGGTTACAGCAGATCAAGTCATCGCCGGCCTCCAGAGGCGCGGTGTGCCATTGCACGTCGCCCAAGGCGTTGCGATGAACTTCGCCGATGAGAGCAGCTTCAACACCGACATCAACGAGCAGAACCCCTCGGCTGGTCGCGGAGGCTTCGGCCTCGCCCAGTGGACAGGCGGTCGCCGTGTCGCTCTGGAGAACTTCGCCTCCCATCGTGGCACTGCCGCCAGTGACCTCGACACCCAGCTCGACTTCTTCATGGACGAGAACTCCACCTCGGAGGCCAGTGCATGGCAGAAGGTCATGGGTGCCCAGACGTCCAATGAGGCCGCTGCACAATTCGTCCAGCATTGGGAACGCCCACGGGCTGACTACCTCGCCCAGCGACAGGCCAAGTACCGTGGCGGCTCCTCAGACATTTCCATGGGAACCGGCGACGTCCACCAGTGGTTCACCGCTCAGCCGGCTGCCCAGCCCAACACGGCAACTGACCCGAGCCTGTGGCAGACTGTCCAAGACAGCGCGGCTCAGAACCAGACGCTCCCGTGGGTCACCGATATGTGGGCTCGCGGCTCCTACGACAAGCCCCAGGCTGACCCTAACTGGTCCCTCGACCAGAAGCGTATTGCGGCCGATTTCGCAGCTCGCAACATCCCCGAGAGCGAGATCAAGACCTACTCTGAAGGTCGCGGCGCGGTGGGCCTGACTTCGGTCTCTGAGGCCGACTATCAGGACAACCTCGGGCGCATCAAGCACGACTTCGATCAGCGCACCCGACTGGCCAATTCCGGCTTCACCGGCACGGTCCTCGACATCGCCAACTCGATCCTCGATCCGGTTGCCCTCGCGGGTGACGCTATGGGCGGCGCTTTCGGCCACGCCTTGGTGTTCGGCGCGAAGGCCGGTCGGCTCTCCAACGTCCTGCGGGGCGCTGCGGTGGGTGCGGCTGCCGGCTTCGGTGGCACTGCCGCCACGATGGCCAACCCGAACACGAACCAGATGGACCTCCTCGCGGGGACCATTCTCGGTGCCGGCATAGGTGGCGTTGCTGGTCACCTCTTCGCTCATCCCTCGACGGCCTTTGAGGCTGAGGGTCTGAGGCGCGCTGCGGCCAACGCTGTGGATGCCCATGAGGGTCTCGCCATGCCGGGTTCCGTGGGTGCCGCCAAGGCTACCCCTGCCAAGCCGTTCCTCGACGAGGACAAGCTCATCGCTCAGGTCGACGACCGGGACTTCGCGGAGACCTTCGGTGGTCGCTTCCGCGTCGACCTCGCGGCCAAGATGATGGAAGACGACAACCACCTGATCAACGCTGCTGCCGGCCTCGTGCAGGATGGCGTCGGCAAGAAGGGTGGCGCTGTCAACAACATCTCGGCTTCCGAGGACATGACCCGCCTCTTCGAAGAGAAGGTCATTTACCACGAACAGGTCTACAAGACCCAGGTCAAGGACTACGCTACGCGCCAGGACAAGAGCCTGAAAGGCATCCAGATCGAGCGCAAGTTCAACGACGAGGTCGACGCCTACATCCGCGACCGGGCGGCGGGCCGGGAAGACCGCTACGACGATGCGGTGCGCAAGGCTGGCGACAAGCAAGTCTCGCTCTATTCCGACGCGCTCAAGATGATGCAGAACCCCTTCCTCCGTGAAGGCTTTGCGGATGCTCGCCCGGTGCTGAACGCGGACGTCGTCAAGGCTGACCCTCACTTCGCCCCGCGTTTCTGGGAAGCTCCCAAGCTGATGGAAGCACGGCGGATGTTCGGTGAGGACGCGGTCTCGAACCTCATTGGTCGAGCCATGAAGTCCGCCAACACGGCACTCAATGACGACGTGATCGAGCGCACCTCCAAGGCCTTCACCAAGGCAATCATGGACCGGGCTCACGGGCTCGATGACGTGACCAACTTCAACCTATCCCAGGCCAACCTCGACGGTCTTCTGGAGATGCTGGAGAAGAACTACGGGCTGATCAAGGAAGACGTGGACGCCCTGAAGTGGTCGCTCTCCGGGGCCGGCAAGAAAGGCACCGACAAGGGCGCTGACGGCCACATGAAGTCCCGCCTGCTGCTCGACGAGAGTATGCCGGGGGTCATGATGAGGAACAACCTCACGGGCACCACGGAGGAGCTGAAGCTCTCCGACCTGTTCTCGACGGACGCCAAGGCCAACTTCACCCGCTATATGCGCAGCACCATGGGCCGCGTGGCTCTGGCTCGCTACCGCTGGAGTGACGGCGCTGGCAACCTTGTGATCAACGGCTTCACGTCCGACGCCGACTGGAACAAATACATCCAGTTGACCAAGCAGCGGAACGCCGAGCTTATCTCCGCAGGCAAGATCACCAAGGCTCAGGCAGACACCGGCATCAAGCGCATGGAGTTCGCCTACGCCACGATCCTCGGTCGCCCCACCAACACCCTCGACGCCACCAACGCCGGCTGGACCCTCAGGATGCTCCGCAAGTTCAACTTCGCGCGCATCATGAACCAAGTCGGCTTCGCCCAGCTCTCCGAGATCGGGATGCCTATCGCGTCCCTCGGGTGGAAGGCTGCTCTGTCCCAAGCGCCGGCCCTACGCCGCGTCGTGAACCAAGACGGAGCGTCGATCCTGAAGTCCGGTCTAGCTGACGATCTGGAGGCCATCCTGGGTGTGGGTGCAGACCGCCTCACGCACAGCTCCAACTACAACCTCGAAGACATCACGCACCTCTACGAAGAGCCTACCTCGACGTGGAAGGATGTGGTCGAGAGGGGCCTGAACAAGGCCAACAAGGCTACCTCGGAAATCTCGGGTCTCACTCAGGCCAACGTCATGCTGGAACGCTGGACCGCTGCGGCGATCATCCAAAGGTTCTCCGACATGGCGCACGGCGGCAAGGCTTTCTCGGCCAAGCGGCTGGCTGACCTGGGCATGGACAAGGACATGACCGACCGCGTCATGAAGATGTTCAAGGAAGAGGGCAATTTCGAGCATGAGACCGGCTTCATCACTGGTCGCAAAGTCATGCGCGCTCACTTCGACAAGTGGGCCGATAAGGAGGCCCGTGAGGCTTTCATTCGGGCAGCCCATAGGTTCAGCCGGCAGATCATCCAGAAGAACGACATCGGGAACATGGCAATGTGGATGTCTCATCCGCTCGCCAAAATCTTCATGCAGTTCCGCACGTTCATGGTCGGGGCCTACGCCAAGCAGACCCTGAAGTCTCTCAACATGCGCGACGGGATGGCGCTCCACCAGCTCATGCTGACCTCGGGGTTGGCCACGGCCTCCTACATCGCTCAGATGAAGCTCCAGGCCATGGGCCGCGAAGACAAGGACAAGTTCCTCTCAGAACGGCTCAACCCTGGGAACCTCGCCGCTGCCGGCTTTGCCCGCGCAGGCGTGTCCTCGATCATCCCAATGCTGGTCGACACCGGGCTCTACGCCTCAGGCAACGACGCGCTGTTCTCCTACACCCGCACCACGGGTCAGGCGAGCAACATGCTCTTCGGCAACCCGACGATGGGCGGCATCGACGACCTCACGCAGGCAACTCGTGGTGTCGCTGGGCTGTTCCGTGACGGGCAGTGGTCGCAGGACGAGGCACGGTCACTGACCCGCATCCTCCCCTTCGGCAACGCTCTGCCGATCACCATGGGGCTCAACGCGGCGATCTCTGATCTGCCCAAGCATCCGCCCCGCAACTAGCACCCAACGCACCCCTCAACGAGGCCCTCAGGATCACACCTGGGGGCCTTTTGCATTTCCACTCAAGGAAACCAATGACATCACCAATTCTTTCGTTCGTCGTCTATGACGGCGACGGGTCGGAGCGCGAGTTCAACTTCGACTTCGGTTACCTCGACCGGAACCACGTCAAGGTCTACGTCGATGACGTCCCCGTGGGTTCCTTCACTTGGATCGGCCCGTTCCAGCTCCGCTTCGACGCGGCACCGGCTGACGGCTCCAAGATCAAGATCGCTCGGGAAACCCCCAAGCCTCCGCTGGTGACCATCGCCAACGGCTCCTCGCTGCGCGCTGAAGACCTCAACAGGCAAGCCCTGCAGGCGATCTACGTCAGCCAGGAAAGCGCCGACATCGCGGTTCTGATGAAGTCCGGTACGCTGCTCGCGCCCGACACTGACGCAGGCCGGGTCGACCTCCAGTTCCCCTCCATTGAAGCCCGCAAGAACAACGTTCTGGGTTTCGACGAGTTCGGCCAGTTCCGTCCCTTCACGTCCGCTGACATGCCCAAGGGCGAGACCGGCGACAAGGGTCCTCAGGGTGACGCAGGCCCGCAGGGTCCTGAAGGTCCCGAGGGTGTGCAGGGCCAGATTGGTGACGTCGGCCCCCGTGGTCCGATTGGTCCCCAGGGTCCGCAAGGCATCATGGGTCCGCAAGGTCCGCAGGGCATCATCGGCCCGTCCTTCAACCCGAACGCATTCGGCACCGGCACCGACCGGGCAGCCTACAACAACCAAGTGCAGGGCTTCGCCTACCTGTCCCTCGACGAGGGTCTCATGTACTGGAAGCTCTCGAACGCCTCTGGCGACTGGTCTGATGGCGTTGCCTTCGGTGCTGGCCCGCAGGGTGTTCAGGGTCCACAAGGCATCACTGGCGAGGTTGGACCTGAGGGTCCTGCTGGTCCGGTCGGTCCTGCTGGTCCGCAAGGTAACCAGGGCAGCCAAGGCCCGCTCGGTCCTATCGGCCCCGCTGGCTCGGTTGGTCCCGCTGGTCCCGGCTTCTCGTGGAAGGGCGCATACTCTCCCGCGACTGCCTATGTCCCTCGCGACGTCGTCAGCTACGCTGGTGGCTCCTACCAGAACATCGTTGGCATCTCGGGGCAGCTCCCGACCAACACGACCTACTGGTCCCCGTTCGCCGTCAAGGGTGACACGGGCGCTCAGGGCATCCAAGGCCCGGTCGGCCCGGTCGGTCCTCAGGGCACCGCTGGCGTAACTGGTCCTGCCGGTCCTACGGGTCCTCAGGGTCCCGGTCAGGCACCCTCTGTCTCCATCTTCACGGCCTCCGGTACGTGGACCAAGCCTGCCGGCATCGACCCCAACGCTCTTGTCCTAATCGACATGTGGGGTGGCGGTGCTGGTGGCGGCTCGAACACGCGCGGCGGTGGCGGCGGCGGCGGTGGCTATCGGCAGCTCTCCTTCCGCGCCAGTCAGTTGGCTGCGACGGTCTCTGTGATCGTTGGTGCCGGTGGCGCTGTGGATGCTGCTGGTGGCTGGTCGGCCTTCAACGGCCTCTCCGTCTTCGGTGGTGGCACTGGTGCAGCCGGTAGCGGTAGCCAGGGCTTTGCTGGCGGCGGCGGCGGTGGCTGGACAAGCCAAGGTGGCACGGGCGGCTCTGGTGGTTCTGTCGGCCAAATCGGCCCCACTGGTGGCCTCGGCGGTACTGCTGCGGGCTCCCTCGGTGGAGCTGGTGGTGGAGCCGGTGGCCCCTTCGGCTTGAACGGTACTGTGGCTGGCGGCACTGCTGTCGGTCGCCCCGGTGGTGATGGCATTTATGGCGGCGGCGGTGGCGGCGGTGGAGGCAACTCCAATGCTGCTGGTCCCGGTGGCGATAGCTTCTACGGCGGTGGCGGTGGTGGTGGCTCTGGCACTGCTTCGGGTGCTGGCGGCACGAGCATCTTCGGCGGTGCTGGTGGCACAGGTTCCGTTGCTGCCGTTGGTGGCACTGCTGGCTCGGCCCCAGGTGGCGGCGGCGGCGGTAATAACGTTGGCGCGCGCGGCGAAGTCCGCGTCTGGATCGTATAAGGAAACACACACAACATGGCACGTTACGCTGTCCTCGCTGGCAGCGTGGTCGAGAACATCATTGAAGCGGTCCCGGGGTTCACTCTCCCGGGCCGCTCTCTGGTGCCGGCCACCGCAAACGCACAAGTCGGCTTCACGTACTCCGATGGCACCTTCAACCCGCCCGCTGGGCCGACCGTTGAAGAGCTTCGTGAGGCGTTGCCGCAGATTACCCCGAGGCAGCTCAGGCTCGCCCTGCTGTCCCTCGGCATTCACGAAGCAGACGTCGACATGAAGCTGGTCAATGACCCGGCTGGAATGGTCGAGTGGAAATACGCAACTTACTTCAAGCGATCCCATCCGCTTGTCGACGGCCTCGGTGCCCTCTTCTCCATCACCGCAGAGCAGACCGACAGCCTTTGGGCATGGGCGGCTGCGCTGTGATCCTCTCTCTAATCGCAGGACCATCCAACGTGGACACCACTACCGCTGCGGTCGCCGTCTCCGCAGTCGCGAGCCCCGTTTGGCTCCCCTGGCTCCATGTGGCGTCTGACGGCGCAGCTCTCATCGCACCCATCCTCGGCACCATCTGGCTGATCGTCCAGATCGCTTCCAAGGCCCGCGAATTGCTCCGAAAGGACACCAAGTGAAGACCAACAAGTCGGGTCTCGAAGACCTCTTCGACACCTTCGCAACGCAGCTCAAGACGATCCTCACCGATGGCCGCACGGTCGTCGACAAGGAGACCGGCGAGGCTGTCCAGATCACGCCCGACGCGGCGTCCCTGAACGTCATCCTGAACTTCCTCAAGCACACCGGCACGACGGTCGCCCCGGGCACAAACCCGGTGGTCAACGACATCGTCGCCAATCTGCCGTTTGACGGCTCCGAACATCAAGAACGGTACAACCAGTGAACATCACCGCTCAGAACACCTTCACCACGCCGATCCTCATCCAGGCAGCCAACAAGTTCGACATCACGGTCAGCGGCACGTTCGTCGCCACCGTGGTCCTCCAGCGCTCCAAGGATCAGGTTACCTGGCTCGACGTCGAGACCTTCACGGCCCCGGTCGAGAAGACTGGTGACGCCGGCTCCGCTTGGTACTTCCGCATCGGCGTGAAGACTGGTGGCTTCACCTCTGGCACGGCTGTCGTCGACCTCTTCGACTAATGGCAACTGTCACCCGCTCGGTCCTGCGGGGCGTCCTTCGGGACGTCCTGTCGGGGGCCACAGCAATAAGTTCTCCCACGCTGCTCACCTATGCCTCTCGCATCGCCCAGCTCGGGGACAGCATTACGCAGTACGGCGCGGCTCTCTCGACCTCTCTGCTCAGCTTCAGCAACGCTGGCGAACTGGAGACGGCAGCCTCCCTCAAGGGCAACTTCAACATCGACATCTGGGGCTCCGACAGTGCCACTAACCCTGGCTGGTTCGGTGGCGACATGGGCATTGCCGGCCAAACACTCACCGGCATCGGGCTCCGCTTGCCTGACGCTATCGGCCTCATGCCTGACGCGCTCATCATCGCGGGCGGGACCAACGACAACGTCGGCAGTGGCACCGTGGCAGCAACAGCCGCAGCCTACACTGGCATGGCGACCTCGGCCCACAATGCCGGCGTCAAGCACGTCTTCATCCGCTCGATCTGGCCGAAGGGTCCGACCCAGAGCGTTCCCTCTACGCCGTCCGATCAGCGAGCCTACAACGCGCTCCTGAAGGCGTTCTGTGACGCGAACCCGACGTGGTGCCACTACGTCAACATCTTCGACGCGGTGACCAACGCTGACGGCACCCCGAAGACCGGGATGTTGAACGCTGACGATCTGCACCCGTCTGCCCTCGGTGGCTACACGGCTGGCACTGCCATGCTCGCGGCCATCGAAGCAGTCATGGACAACACCAAGAACTCGTCCTGGCTGGTCGACAACTTCTGGGCCACCGGCAACATCATCACCTCCGGGTCTCTCCCCGGCACCGTGGCGGCGTCTGGCACCGGCATCAGCGGCAACCTTCCGACCGGCTGGACCGCAGCCCTCTCGGCCACCCCGACGTCGACCGTAGCGTTCTCGCTGGTCGCAAACCCTGACACGGGTGGGCAGTCGCTGGTCATGGACATCGTTCCTGGCTCTGGCAGCGGCTCTGACATTCTGACCATCTCGCTCCCCTCGGTCACCCCTACGGCCAGCCAATGGTACAAGCCATGGATGGAGTTCGAGGTTGGCGCGGGCAGCCGCAACCCTCAGCTTGAGATCATCAACGGCGTCGTCAATCCCGACAACCCGGTGACCTCCGTCCGCACCCTGTTCGGTGATCTGGCTTCGGCCACCACCGGCAAGATCAAGACCGCTGCTCCTCCCATCCAGAGCAGGGCTACGGCGACCGTCCCGAAGATCATCCTGACCATCGACCGAGGGCGCGCTGCGTTCCAGACCAAGGTGCATCGCGTCTACATGGGACCGATGGTCGATCCGCACATCACCTGGGGCCAGACTGCGCTTCCGGTGAACACCTCCCTGCCGTCCGTCTCGGGCACCCCAGGCGTGGGCAACGTGCTGACGATCAACCCCGGCGTCTGGACTGGTCTCACCAGCACCAACACCTCGTCGCAGTCGTTCCAGTTCAACCTCTACCGTGACGGCATCTTCGTCTCGTCGACCTACGGGAGCGGCAACCTGTCGTACACCCAGGTCGCGGCTGATGGCGGCTCCACGCTGTGGTGGACTGTGGGCGCGTCGAACATGGCCAAGGGTCGCTCGGCAACCTCCCTGTCCCCCTCGGTCAACGTACCGAACCCGGCTTGGAAGTCCGAGTACGACTTCATCGCTGACACCCACAAGACCAACGGCACGGTTGACGCCAACTCGACGGCCTCTCTGACGACCGTCAGGGCCACCGCAGGGTACGGCTTCAAGATGCTCACGCTGTTCCCGGCCAACACCGCTCGGCGCACCCCGACTGGCCTCGTGGTCGAGCCTATCGTCGACTACAAGCTGTTCCCGACGCTGCCTGACAACGCGGGCAACTGGACCTATTCGGCTGCCGTCTGCACCCCTGCAGGAGGCGCTCTGGGTCCAGATGGAACCACGGTGTCGAGCCGGATCGTCATGTCCACGGCAGCGGGTTACGCCCGTCGCACCGTTGGTGGATCGGCCAACTACAGGTCGGCTAAGGCCATCGTGAAGGGCACGGCAGGCCAACAGGTCGCGCTGTCCTATACGCCGGGTCAGGCATCGACCCCGAACACCTCCGTCACGCTTACCTTCACGGGTGGCTGGGATGTGATCGACGTGCCGAACATCCTGGCTGGCAACGCCAACATGGTCTACCAGCTCACCAACGTGGCGGGCCAGTCCTCGCTCACGTTCGATGTCGTCTACGCTGGTGTCGGGCTCTCGGGCACCGGCAGCGCCACGGCAGCCTTGCAGACCCCGTTCCCGCTCACCACGGCAGCGGCGTCCTCGGCAGCAGACGCGATCTCTCTGACCATCCCGGCGTCCAGCACGGACGGCGTCTTCACCTTCGACGACGGCTCCAAGCAGCGCGTTGCGGTATCGGCGGGAACCTACAACATCCCGACGGTCCTCAGCCGCCGCCTGATCACTTCGTTCAAGATAATCTAGGCCCCACAGGCAGGCCCCAGGACGAGCGTTAGGTCGCTCAGCAACCCAACAGCCCCCAAGCTCACAGCGCCCGTCCTGGGCCACCTCTGGCTACGCCAGACACCCTCTCAAGGAGAACATGACCAAGCAGACCCTATCTGCCTCGACCTCGCTGTCGTCGCAGTCAGACCCGCTCCGCGACTTCCGCAACTTCCTGTTCGTGGTCTGGAAACACCTCGCCCTACCGGACCCGACAAAGGTCCAGTACGACATCGCCTCATTCCTGCAGCACGGCCCGAAGCGCCTCATCATCGAAGCCTTCCGTGGCGTCGGCAAATCCTGGGTCACCTCGGCCTTCGTGTGCTGGCTACTCTACTGCAATCCGCAGACCAAGGTCCTCGTCATATCGGCCTCGAAGCAGCGCTCGGACGACTTCTCGACCTTCACCATGCGCCTCATCTTTGAGATGGAATTGCTGGCCCACCTGAGGCCCACAGCAGACCAGCGCCAGTCCAAGGTAGCCTTTGACGTCGGCCCCGCCCGTGCGTCCCACAGCCCGTCTGTGAAGTCCCTGGGCATCACCTCGCAGATCGCCGGCTCCCGCGCCGACGTGATCATCGCGGACGACATCGAAGTCCCGAACAATTCAGACACCCACCTCAAGCGCGAGAAGCTCTCCGAACAGATCAAGGAGTTCGACGCCGTGCTGTCGCCGGGTGGTCGCATCATCTACCTCGGCACCCCGCAGACCGAGCAGTCGATCTACAACCTCCTGCCTGACCGTGGCTACGTCTGCCGCATCTGGCCGGCTCGCTATCCCGACGAGGAACGCCGCGCCAAGTACGGCTCCAAGCTGGCCCCAATGATCGCCCATCTGCTGGATCAGACGCCTGACCTCGTGGGAGGCACGACGGACCCTCAGCGGTTCACCGAGATCGACCTGACCGAGCGTGAGATGTCCTACGGGCGCTCAGGCTTCGCCCTCCAGTTCTACCTCGACACCAGCCTCTCGGACGAAGACAGGTTCCCCCTGAAGCTGTCCGATCTGATCATCATGGGGTTGAACCCTCGCAAGGCCCCGAGAGAGGTCGTGTGGGGCTCCGGTCCCGAACAGGTGATCGAGAAGCTGCCGATGACTGGGCTCCCCGGTGACCGGCTGCATCGCCCGATCTTCACCGACAAGGACTTCGTCGACTATGACGGCACGGCCATGTTCGTCGATCCCTCGGGTCGCGGTAAGGACGAGACCGCCTGGGCTGTGGTCAAGATGCTCAATGGCATCCTCTACCTCACCCGCGTCGGCGGCGCTCGCGGCCACGGCTACGACAACAAGGTCCTCGACGAGATACTGGACTGCGCCAAGGAACAGGGCGTCAACGTCATCAAGGTCGAGCCCAACTACGGCGACGGCATGTTCGCCCAGCTCCTCCGTGCCCGAGCCCAGCTCCGCTACCCGGTCTTGATCGAGGACGCTGAGTGGTCGAAGGCCCAGAAGGAAGCCCGCATCATCGACACCCTGGAGCCGATCATGAACCAGCACAGACTGGTGGTCGATCCCAAGGTCATCGAGTGGGACTACGACAGCACCGCTGACCTCCCCACCGACGAGGTGAACAAGTACCGCCTGTTCTACCAGATGACCCGGATCACCAAGAACCGTGGAGCCCTGGCTCATGACGACAGGCTCGATGCTGTTGCCGGCTGTGTCGCCTACTGGCTGGAATGGATGGCCAGGAACACGACCGTGGCTGTGGAGGTGAGGAAGCAGGAGCTGCTCGACGCCGAACTGGCCAAGTTCATGGAGACGGCCCTCGGTGGCTCCCTACGGTCGCCCCCTCGGTTCGCCCTCTGACACCCCTCAGGAACGAATAAGGCCTCCACTAGGACTACCCCGAGGGTTCCCCCTTAAGGTGACACCCGATGTGATCCCCCAGGAAGACCCTTAGGGTGACACCTGAGAGCATCCCTCAGCAGCCCCAGCAGTTCTCCCTGTGGTGCAGCCGAGGGGTGCCTTGGGGGGACCAGGGTAGTCAGGAGACACCTAGACCACCTCCCTTCAGGGGAACCCATTGGACTGCCTGATGGTGTACCTGGGGTGAACCTGAGGGGGGTCGGAATATTTGGTACAAAAATGCGAGCGGGTGATCGGATAAGGGGCACGCGCGCCGACCCCCCGTACCCCCTCGTCGAGCCACGCATTAATCCGCGCCCGCCCGCGTGTGATGCGCGTGGTCTTAGTCGCGCGTGGTCGCACGTTCTCCCACACATTTCCCCACACATGAGGCGCAAGGCCTTACGTTCCAAGGCACTGCAAGGGATGACAGAACCCTTAGGCACCATGAGGCGCACCAATCGGGCACCATGAGGCGCACCATGAGGGACATGGAACGGGCATTCCAAGGCTGGAATGTTTATTCCCTTGTCCGCCAATCGGTGGTTTTGACAATCTGTCACAAAATGACCCGGCGATATCCCGCAAGGTTCACCATGAGGCGCACCATAGCGGGCACCATGAGGCGCGGCGCTAGGCTGGAAAGGCCAGGGTCACCAATCGGGCACCATGAGGCGCACCAATCCATTGCACTAGCGGGCACATTAGGCCGATCCGCGGTTATTTCTCAAACTTTCTTTCTCAATGATTTCAGCATGTTAGCCCATAAATGACGGCTATCTGTCGTTTTTTTCAATCATCCCACTTGCGCAATCATCCCGTTCCGGTCTATCTATTGGTCATCGAACGAAGCGGTTCGGGGCGGCGAGGTTCTCGGGTTCCACTAGATCGCATCTTCGGTAACGAGTTTCGGGGCACCAAGGGGCTCCATTCTAAAGACTGCCAGACCATCGGCTCTCTGTTCTTTGACAGGCGCAAACACGGGCAAAGCCGCCCTAGCCACTGAATACCGTTTCTACCTATCCACTGGCGCGAAAGTTGCGGCAACGGGAAAGGATCAAGCGGGACTAGATCGAACCCTATCGGTCAACATACGGGCAGCCTTGGCGGCAACCGGAAATGACACGGGCAAGTGACAGTCTGCGGTGCCCTGACCTAAGCCTTAAGACGGTGCCAAAGAGGCAAGCGAAAGCTTCCCTAACAATCTGCCTAAGCGGTGCCAATCGGTGCCGCCAAGGCATCCCAGAGTGTCGGACAACCGGCCTTCTGGCATGTCTTGAAAGGGGCTCAAATGACCATCCATTCATCATTCTGGAAAGATCGCCACTCGGCGGTGCGCAATGCATCGATCAAGTGGACAGTGCGAGATAGCAACCGCCAGCGGTGCTACAACTCGGAAAGCAAGCATCTTCATCCTAAGGCCGGTCGGTTCGCTGACAGGCAAGCGGCCAAAGGGTTCGCTAGGCTCTGCGCAAAGATTGCCATTCGCCACATGGTCGCAACCGGCGTGATTGCTGATTACGACATG